GATGACGTTCTGGCGGGTCCTGCGAGACCGCCCCGACGACCTCGCCCGCGTGTGTGCCCTGACCCCCCACTCGCGCGCCGAGTACGCCGCGTCCAGGGACTTCGACGTCGACGACGACCTGGAGCACGCCCGCCGGGTGTGGGTCCAGCTCGCACAGGGCCGCGCCGGGCACCTCATGCGCACCGGGTGGCGGCAGTACGTGGATCCCGCCGGGTCCTCCATCGGAATGCCAGGCTACCTCGCCGCCTACGTCGACCGGATCGCCCCCGCCGCAGCGCGCCTCGCCCATGTGTCGCTCGAGTGCATGCCAGCCCTCGACATCATCGACCGGTACGGCACCGCCGCCGACGTCCTCCTGTACCTCGACCCGCCCTACCTCGGGAACACCCGCGGCACCACGAGCGCCTACCGGCATGAGATGCGCCACGAGGCCGAGCATGTCGAGCTTGCCGAGCACCTCCACGCAGCCCGTGCCGCCAGCGTCCTGTCCGGCTACCCGTCCCCGCTGTACGACCATCTCTACGCCGACTGGCACCGAACCGACCTCGCCTCGTGGACCGGGCAGGGCAACAAAGGGCCGTTCGATGGAGCCCGGACCGAAGTCCTCTGGTCGAACGTCCCACTAGACACGCACCCAACCCTCGACTTCGGGGCGACCGCATGACCGCGGCCAAGCAAACCACCAAGCAAGTGCTAGACCACATGCCATGCCAGAAGTGCGGGCAACCCCATCCCAGGTGCCAGGCCCACCGGAAGTCCGACGGTCTGCCGTGCACACAGCGTGCGATGCACGGTCAGGGCGTGTGCAAGGTCCACGGTGGGATGGCCAAGCAGAACCGGGCGGCCGCGGCGCGGCGCCTGGCTGCGGATGCGGCCACGACGGCGGTGCGGACCCTGGGTCTCAGGGTGGACGTGTCGCCGGCTGAGGCACTGCTCGATGAGGTGCAGTGGACGGCCGGGCATGTGCTGTGGCTGCGCGGGAAGGTCGAAGAGCTGGACAGCGTGAACCTGGTGTGGGGTACGACCCGCACTGAGACCGAGGTCGGTTCCGCGCTGCTGATCGGTGTCTCGAGGGGCAAGGTCAAGGACGTGTCGTCGGCGCCGTCGAACAAGGTCATCCAGACTGCCGCCCCGTCGGTGTGGTACGTGCTGTACACGCAGGAACGCGCGCACCTGGTCACCGTCTGCACGGCCGCACTCAAGGCCGGCGTCGAAGAGCGGCGTGTGCAGCTCGCTGAGAAGCAAGGCGAACTCGTGGCGCAGGTCATCCGCGGTGTCCTCGACGACCTCGGCCTGACCCCTGAGCAGGAGGAACGGGTTGCACTGGTGGTGCCGGCACGGTTGCGGCTCCTCGCCGGCGGTGCCACGTGAACGCCGAGGACAGGTCTCGAGTCAAGGCCGTCGCTTCCGGCCAGGGCGGGTGGGGCACGGTCGCGTCGGCCAAGGATCACGAGCGGTACGCGCTCGAGCGGCCCAACCGACGCCGCAAGTGCTACTGCGGCTGTGGCGGGCGCGCGACACACTCCGGGTGCGCTAACGGGCTCGCTCTCATGAGTGGTTGCGAACTGTACGTCCGCCGCTGGGTGCGTGATGGTTACATGAGCGGTCCGTGAACGTGTCGTGGGCTGAGGCCGCGGCCCGCGCGTTCGAGCCCGCACCGCCCCCACGGTGGGCCACACCGGGCGATCTGGCGAAGCACTTCGACCCGAAGACCCGACAGACCGCGGCGCTCGAGCTGATCGACCAGACGCTCGTCACGGCATTCCACACGTCCGACGCCCGGGTCATCATCACCATGCCACCACAGGAGGGCAAGTCACAGCGCGCCTCAAGGCGGTTCCCCCTGTGGGCCCTCACCCAGAACCCTGACCTGCGCGTCGCCATCACCTCGTATGAGGCCGGGGTTGCCCGCAGGTGGGGTCGCGCCATCCGTGACGACATCACCGGGCACAGCCACGAGCTTGGCTTGCGTGTCCGCGATGACCTGGCCGCACAGCACGAGTGGGAGCTCGAGGGACATGACGGCGGCGTGTACACGGCCGGCGTCGGCGGGGCACTCACAGGTCGACCCGTGGACCTGCTCATCATCGACGACCCGGTGAAGGATCGTGAGCAAGCCGACTCCCCCACGTATCGGGAGCGGGCGTGGAACTGGTGGCTCGAGACCGCGTCCACCCGGTTGGCCCCCGGCGCACCCACAGTCCTGATCCTCACCCGCTGGCACGAGGACGACCTCGCCGGCCGACTGCTCGCCGCTGAGGACGGGCACCTGTGGACCGTCATCTCCATCCCCGCGCAGTGCGAGAACACCGAGACCGACCCGCTCGGTCGTGAGCTCGGGGAGTTCATGGACTCGGCGCGCGGCCGCACCCAGGCACAGTGGGAAGCGATCAAGATCCGGTCGACCACCCGTACCTGGTCAGCGCTCTACCAGCAGCACCCGGCACCCGTCGAGGGTGCGGTGTGGAAGTCCCCGTGGATCGACCTGAACCGCGGCAAGTCCGGCGACTTCCACCCGCGCATGGCCCGTGTCTCCGTCGGCGTCGACCCGGCCGTCACATCGAAGGCCACATCGGATGAGACGGGCATCGTCGTCGCCGGCATCGACGTCGAAGGCTACGCGTGGGTCCTGGATGACCGGTCCGGGCGCGGCACACCCGTCGAATGGGCGACCCGCGTGTGGAGCGCGGTCCTCGACTGGGGTGCGACCGAGGTGGTCGTGGAGGACAACCAGGGCGGTGAGATGGTCCTCGAGGTCATGCGCGCCGCATGGAAGACTCTCAGAGCTCGCGCCACCCGCCTGCCCCCTCCGGTGCGTCGTGTTCACGCCGTGCAGTCGAAGCGGGCTCGGGCTGAGTCGGTGGCGGCGTTCTACGAGATCGGCCGCGTCCGCCACGCGGCTGATGGCACCGACCGGCTCGCCATCCTCGAGGATCAGATGGTCACGTGGACGGGTGACGGGGCCTCACCGGACAGGATTGACGCGCTCGTCCACGTACTGACCGCGTTGCTGCTGCCTCAGCACTCGGAGGGTGGGATCGGTACGGCACCCACGCAGGCTGCACGGTGGGCGACCATGCGCGGACGGTGACACCCCCGGTCTGACCCTGGGCTACCGTTCGCCGGGCCCAAACGCTACCGTCCGCAGCTTCTGACCCACGATGTGCACTCATCCCAGCCAGCACTATGTACTCGGGCTCCTGATTTCGAGGACCGCGAGTCCCTGATCTCGCCGTGACACCCCCCCGGTCACGATGAGGTGACCACACCACCCGAGGAGGCCACCCGGTGCAGATCCACGTGCAAGACCAGTGGGCGCCCCTCGCGCACATCCCCGACCTCAGGGACAACGTCCGCCCCCCCGGTATCGCCACGTGGGTCGACGACGTGGACGCCCGCCGGCTGACCGCCTACCAGGTGCTCGCCGCGTACACGGAGAACACGCGCCGGTTCTGGTTGCCCGACTCCCTGTGGAACCTCGAGGCCGTCGGCAGCCCGGGCGAGTACACGATCGGGCACGGGCCGGCGGAGAACTACCGCGAGTACGGCGACGGCGCCCTCCTGGTGGCCACCGCCCGGTCCCTGGTCCTCGGGGATGACCAGTCCGTCACGTTCCCCGAAGCGGAGCTTGTCCCGGACAGTGAAGGCCCTGACGGGGCCATGATCGAGGCTCCGCCGAATCCGGCCGAAGCCTGGCTGACTGACTGGGTGATCCGTGAGCGGCTGACACAGAAACTCCTCGAGGGTGAGGACCTGACGATCACCCAGGGTGACGGCGTGTACGTCCTCGGCTGGTCGGTGCTCAAGAACCGTCCGACCCTGCGCGTGTACGACCCGGGGTTCTATTTCCCCGACCCGCATGCCACGATCACAGGCTGGGATGATGACGGGTTCCCACCGGTCGTGCACGTCGCCTGGGAGTGGCTGGCACAGGACGGCACCCGCTGGGTGCGACGCATGACCTGGCGGATGACCAAGCTCGAGCGGACAGTCCGGGCGCCGTGGGGTGACGAACGGTCGTGGACGTGCGAGTACCGGGCGGTCGACTACCAGCTCGACCACCTTCGCGCAGGACGCACCGTGTACTCCGACGAGCTCACCAACCCGAACTACCGGCAGGTCCTCACCGGCACCCCAGGCACGGACGGGTGGGTCGACACCGAGGTCGACTTCATGCCCGTCGTGCACGTCACGAACGACCCGACATCGCAACGCACGTTCGGCAACGCCCTGCTGCTGCTCCTCGCCGGCCTCCTCGACGACCTGGGGAACACGGACACCGACCTTGCGGCCGCGGCACAGAAGTCCGGCGTGTCATCCCTGGTCACCACAGGGGTCCCCGCTGGTGGTCTGACCGGCGGACCGAACCAGTGGGGCATGCCCGCCGGGTCGACCGCGAACTGGTTGGACACGTCGAAGAACCTCGACGCGCTGATCAAGTTCAGCCAGTCCCTGCTGGACCGTCTGGCGACGAACTCGCGGCTCGCACAGGCCCTCCTCGGTCGGGTGTCACCCGCTGACGTGCCGTCAGGGTTCGCCCTGCAGCTGGGGTTCCACCCGGCGAAGCAACTCCTGCGGGAGATGCGCACAGTGCGCGATGAGAAGTACCCGCTGATCCTCAAGTTCGCCATGCGTCTCGCCCAAGCGAACGGTGCGCTCAAGGCCGGGACGTTGCCTGAGGCGACGATCGCCCTTGGTGCGTCCCTGCCGGCTGATCGAATGGGTGCGGTCACTGAGGTGAAGGACCTTCTCGGGGTGCATGCGATCTCCACGGAGACCGCGGTGCGGATGCTCCAAGCCGTGGGCCTGCCCATCGAGGACGCGGAGGCCGAGGTCCGGAAGATCCGACAGGAGCAGTTCGACGACGCGGTGAAGCTCGTGGATGCGACCGGTGACATCGAGGCCGCCCGGGCCATGCTGGGTCTGCCGGCGAAGACCGCCGGCACCATGCTCGAGGCGGCCGCTGCTGCTGCTGCTGCTGCCGCTGCGGCGTCGACTGCGGTTGGGGCGTGACCGGTGCCGTCTCGAGTGTGCCGGTGTGATGGGATCCGAGACACGCGCGGCCT